AATCTAAAGCAAAAAATTCGTTATTGATAAAATTAGTAATTGTTTCAGGTTTTGAATCTCCATCTACAGATATAATTTGATACCTTAATCTTGTAGTAATTTCTGGAGATACACCTAGCCCTGTTTTCTTAACTCTTGCTAATTCTTTGTCAATTGCTTTTTCATCTTTTTGTGTTAGCATCTTAAATTCTAACTTTCTTTCTGAATTTGGTAATATAAATTCAAACTTATTACCTTCAGAATACAACTTATCATCAATTTCTTTATAATCAAAAGTTGTTAGATCGAATGTTGTTTCTTCTTTTGCAGAACATTCAGGACAGTATACATCACATACATATTCTTTCCCATATCCAAATATTCTTGCTGCTAACATTATAGCATTTTTATCACCTATTACTATGTCACCAAAATTAACTTTTGTCTGTACTAATGATCTTAAAAGTTCATCTATTACAATACCTTTATCAATCAAATTTGATGAGGTTAATATATCCTCTTCACGTGCAGTCATATATTTAATTTCAATTTTGCCTTCTTTTAAAGCATGTCCTTCTGGGTATAGTAGCCCTTTACTTGGCAGGTCAATAGTTTCCGTAGGAAACCTACCTGTTTGTTTCTTTGTAGACATTATAACTCCTTAATCTAGTTTTATTTACATAACTATCTATTTTGTATCATTAAAAGAATGCCACGACTTTTAATTCAACTTTAAT